CCGAGTTCTTCTTCAATGTGTTTTAACACATCTCTAAATATCTTAACTTGTCCTTGAATAGGCGTTATATTGTGATGCCATTCTGCAACTTGTTGAAAACTTGGAAGTTCAAATACCTGTATAGCGCCGTAGTCGCTACCTGTTCCTAGACTTGGGTCTAATGCGGCAACATAGATATTGCCACGCTCAACTTTCTTATACCAACGAACTTGACCCATCTTAAATAATGGCTCTTTGCCTAGCAGTTCAGTTAATTTTAAACTGCTGATTAGTGTTTCGTCATAGATTAAGAACTCACATCCGTATTCACGGCGGAAACGTTCTTCACCAATACGACCCATTTCAACTCGCTTCCACTCATCATCGCGGTCAGGGTGTTCAAACCATTCAGCACGGAATCCAAAGAAGCCGTTAATGCCTTTGCCGTCGGTGGTTTCATTTCCAAACTCGTCAAATTTAGATTGACTTTCTTTCCAAATAATAGCAAATTCGTCTTCGTCACTGTTAGGCGTTGAAGTAATAATTGCCTTACCACCAGTTGCTAGTGTTGGGCTGATTGATGTCCAAAATTCTGTAGCAATGTTAGGTTGTACGAAAGCAAACTCATCGCAATATAGTAAGGATATGGACATACCACGACCGGTGTTACCAGTAGTAGTAGCTGAAACAATTCTTGATCCATTTTCAAATTCAATACTCCCTTTATTATAGTTAACCACACCCGCACGTATGTGTTCGTCGCAAAGTTCATATCCATAACGAATACGTTGCATAATTTCCTGTGAGCCTGTATATTTGTGTGCGGCTACTAAAATAGTCTGGTCTGGGTGAAACATTGCATACCACAGCAAATAACTCGATGCACACGTTGTTTTTCCACTTTGACGTGGTAGCATGTTAATATTAAAACGATAGTCATGGTAAGCTGAAAGCAAACGCTCTTGATATTCAAAAGGTTCAAATTTAACTTTACCTTTTACAGGATGCTGAATATGAAAAAAGTTTTTAGCAAAATACAAATAACCGTCTTTGGGGTCAGAACACAACAACAAGTCTTGCACTTGTTGTTCGGTAAACTTTTCTTTTGTATGCGCCTTTTTGGTTAGGACGCCGTCTAGTGATTTTGCCATATGTTTATTTACACAAAAAAATAGCTCCCGGAGGAGCTATTTGGCACTATCGGACAGAGTGCTAACTGCGACGAAACTTAGCCTTTTAACATTTTAGTTAATGTAATAATATCGTTAAACTCGGTACTTTCTTTTAATTTTGCAAGACCTTCTTTGCTACTAATATTGTCAGATTCTTTATCTTTAATATCCTTCTGTGTAACTTTCCAATCCCCGCCCTTAGCTTTACGTTGTGCCGCAGGAATATCTTGTTTATGTACAGCTTCTTCAATGGTATCGCCTTTGATTTCTTCGTACATTGCTGTTAACTTATTAACCAATGATTCATGATAGTGAATCATTGTGTTTGAACCAGGAGCGCGAGCAAGTGGGCTAGCACCACCTTTGCTATTCATATCGTCACCAGTAGCTGTTACTGCATCGACACCGTGTATATGGGCGCCAGCATCTCCGTGAGCACTATTCCCCCACGTTTCTCCATCGTCACCCATTTCTTCTTCCATTTCTGGTTCTTCCATTTCTGGAGATTCTTCGTGTGCGGCCATTGCTTTTAACATACTTCCCATTAATGGTTCGTTACTGTCATCGTTGTGATCTAAATTGTGGCTTATATCGTGATCTGTATTGTTGTGCCCAGTATCAACACCGCTTTCAATGTCATGTAAAATTTTCATTAAATCTCTTACACCACCGGCACCCTGACCGTTAAGACTAACATTCATGCTAACATTATCAGGTTGTTTTGGTGCAGGCATTGACATCGGCCCGCCTATAATTTCAATGCCTTCTTCTTCGGCAGGTGTATCTGTATGCACTGGCGCAATTTCGTTGCCTTCTTCAATAACTCTTAATTTTGTAACTAATTCTTGTAAATTCATTATTTTGCTCCTTTGGCATATTCTTTAGCTGAATTTGGAACTTTATCAGCTAATAATGCATCATTGTAGCCTTTTACTTGTGTTCCTTGATGTTTTTCATTACCTAACTCTTGCAAGAATTTCATCTTATATTTTTCGCCGACTAAACTACTGTTATCGCTAGGTTCTTGTGGTGTGCCAATAAGAGCTTTTCCAGTCTTTTTATCGTGTTGATGATTAATCTCATATTCTTTTTCTTCTGCCATGTTTTTAACTTTAATGTTACTGGCTGGCATGCCTAATGTGACTGATAATTTATCATGTAATTGTTTGTTAGTTGCAGGGTAATCTGTTGTAACATCGAACACAGTCATATTAACATTTTTATGTTCAGGAAACTCGCTATGACGTTCTTGTATAGGTGTACGCTTGCCTGCACTTACACTAGACACGTGAAATTGAGCTAAACTTGCTTTAATTTTTGAGATACAATCAGATGGGCAATCTCCAGCAATTTTTACCTTAAATTCGTATATCTTTTTGTTCTCAGTTAAGTATTCTTTGAATGATTTCATAATAGGATCCTAGTATTGTATTTATTTCATCTGCTTTAGTTTTTCTAAAAGGCTATTACGGTCAGTGATAATAACTCCGTCACCTTGCAAAGTTACTCCTTCATCTCCGGCATTAGCGTCTTGATCCAACTTTTGTTTTTTAAGTTGTAGATCTATCATTTTTAATTTTTTATCTAATTTCGCGGCTTTAGCATCAATAGCATTTTTAAGCATAGTGCCTGCAACTTCAAATAATCTTGCACTATATCTTGCTTCAACATTCATACCAAGATCCATCAAGTCATCGTATGCGTCGGTTGCTTTTTTTGCAAGTTCATCTAATTCGTTATCGGCAATATCGCCTAAGCCTTTTACTTGCGGAAGGGCGGCAGATATTTTATCAAATTCACTCATATCGCGAATAAACGGAGCGGCTACTTCTGCTTTTTTAGCTCGCTTTTCTTCGTCTTTGACAATCTTTTTGCTTTCGGGTAGATTAAGTATTTCTTCAAGTTTTTTAGTCATAATATTACTTATGCTTAAACTTGGCTGAAGATATCATTTTCGTTTAGAATACGAAACTTAATTCCTTGTTGTTTACACCATAAGTTTGCGCTGGCCCACTTAGCTTGATTCTTAACAAATTGTGCTTGATTATATTTGTTTTTACCTACACGTTCTAATATTGTTTGGCTTGCAGGTTTGATTTCAATCAATTCTGTCAGTATACGTCCTTTTTTATCCGTATATTGTATAAAAAAATCTGGGACATAAACTGTTTGTCTATTTGTTAAAGGATCTCTGTAAGGGATTTGTATTGCTTCGCTTGCCCATTTCATTATACCGGCATTATTGTCACAAAAATTCATAAATGTCCATTCCCAACTAGATCGGTATGTTGGTTGTTTTGTTCCAACATATTTTTCGGGGTGCTTCATTACAAATTTGCCACGTGCAAACTTTGCCATATATTATACCAAAATATTTCTACTTTCGTAGGTATCTGTTACGTGTGCAACTCGATATCCAAGTAAACTAGTTTTTTCTCTGCTACTGTTTAATACTTGTGCAACTACTTGACTAAGTTGTATATCTGTTAACCCTTTAAGAGTATCTAATAATTTAAAGACACTTACATTTTCAATCCTTGCACGATTTAACAAAACAATAGCTGTTGTTCTGGCACCGTCTTGTTCAAAATTTCTTTTTAAAAAGAATCCAACAACTGCATCAATTTCAACAGCCGGAAAACTAACAGCCTGTTTAAAATAATTGTCAAAGAAAACTTTAACATCTGCGGTTGCTGGACTAGATTGTTGCGGTAAATTACTTGCCATAATTATATTTGGGTAGCCTGTGTTACTTGCCCTTTAGTTTGTGCTTGCGGGAATGAAACTCCGGGAATTCCTCCTAGAGTCTGTTGTGTTGAAGTTGCTGTAACAGATGTTGTCCCAACTGGTGCGGTTGACGATGGAGTATTTTGGTAACCATTCACTGTTTGAATAGCATTATTTAAAAATTGAGGGGCAACACTTTCGATGTCTAAAGATTGTACAAAACTAGGACTAATTTTAGTAGGGTCTGGATTAATACCTGTTAGCGGGCTGGGTGTTAAATCGTAGTGTTCTATATTAATTCCTTCTGGAGGATTTTCCGCTACCGAATCTACACTATATGTTACCGCTTCTGCTTTTATCCTCATTTCGTTATCATGAAGTTTGTTTGAAGAATAATCGACTTTTTTATGGGTCCATGTTGTTATAATAGGATTAATTAACGTATAACAAACGTATTCATGACGAGCCATTTGATATATTTTAATATAATTAAAAAACGGGTTAGTGCTATTATTATCTAAACCGTACGGCGTTGTAATATAACTACTACTTTGCGTGGCATTTCTAGCATAAGCGCCTTGATTTTTTGCACTAGTAGAATCAGCAAAATAATAACTATAATAATTTTGCCATAGTTGATTTATTAATCCCATGTTATCGTCGTGAAATGTAATAGCATATTCTCCGATAGCGTGAGTTGTTTGAATATTCTTTTTTCTGTTGTACTGATTTACTGTATCAACAGTTATACTAAACGAAGGCAGATCGATACCTTTGACTAACATGTTAATTTCATTACCGTATCTTTGTACAATTGCTGTATTTTTTAAAGCACTTAAATTAATACCAAATGATACGTGAAATAAGAAATCAAACTTAGGTGCAAGTCTAAACTGATCTGTTGTAAACAGTCTAGAGGCATGTTGTTGATCTCGTAAATTAAGTTTCGGATCAGATTTTAAATTATTGTTTGCAGTGAATCCCATATTAATATTTATTAAATTAATTAACTACATATATAATGAATAATCAACAAAAAAGCCCACAAAGTGAGCTTTTTGTTTGTATATTAACTGCCTAGTGTATTTGTACCGCGTGGTGATTGAACTTGATTTGGTGAACCAATAGTTCCGCCTGTAGTTTGTACAGCATTGTCAAAACGTACTGTAAGTTCAATTACAACTGGTCCTTGTTCTTTATAATCTAATGTAGACCAAACTGTTTTTTCTAAATAACAACCATAGCACATCCAAGTTTCTAATATACTAGTCGAACCTACGGTTGATCCGTTGCTACCGTCCAACATTTCAATACGTAGTGTGAACTTATAATCACCGGCAGCTGCCGCTGTACTTTGTTCAAAGAAATCAAATTGTCTCTGATTCTGTTCACCGATTAATTTAGTAACATGTCCGTTTACATCGTCGCGCAATTTAACAGGAATTGTTTCCCACGATGGCTTACCAGCATAGTTAATTTTACTGTTATAAATTTCAATAACTTGATTAGTAAATGTTACACTTGGACGACCACAATCTTGAACTTGTTTTGTAAGTTCAGTTGCATCGCCTAGGTTAACACCAAAATTTTCAAAAGTAAGTCTAAAACGATACTTTAATTTTGGCATCAACATGCCTTGTGAGCTTGCACTTTGGTCCGTGTTTAACGGTACTGTAAAATTTGATAGAGCCGCAATTGCCATTATATTCTCCTAATTATTTTATGCGCCAAGGCCTTTGATTGCGCCAGTATTTTCTAAGCGTAGTGGAATATAAATGAATTCGACTGCTTTAACTGGTTCAATTGCTATGTCGACATAAAGTTCACTTGCGTCGATTCTGCTTGGTGTATTATTACTTGTATCGCACACTACTAGATAGTCATATAATGCACGTTCTGCTGTTAATGTTAACATTAACTTTTCAATTTGTTGTTTAATTTGATTACGTGTAATTGTATCATTTGGTTCAAAGATGAACGGTTTAGATAACTGATTCAATTGGTAACGTAAGTAAATTACTAAACGTGCAACATTAATACGATCTAGTGAGCTAGCAACTAGTTGACGTGTTTTCTGTCCGTATGCAACTAAACCTGTACCAGCAATATATGTAATTGGGTTAACATGGATACTAGCAAGAGTATCACGTTGTCCAACGTTTAATGCTACTGTTACAAATTCGCCTGATTGACGATCTACATAACCAACACTACTTGCATTTGTTACTCCGCCACGACGTGAACCAGCCGGTGCAAACCATGGATATGAAACATTATCGTTTAGAGCAATTGTACGCAACATAATGTGGCTTGGTGGAACAACAATATTGTTACCCATTAAATCTGTTGTATAACCCCAAGGATAATAAACTGCTGTATAAGCATCAGTAGCAATTAAACCATCTTCGCCATCAACAGCCGCACCTGCTGTGTTACTACCCCAGTTGCTTAAACTTGTAGCATCTGGTGTTAAACGTGCTGGGCTATCAGCGACAACAAAAGCTGTTAAACCGTTGTCGTTGTTTAATCCAATTAATTCACTAACTGTTTCTAAATATCCTGGGCAACTTAACAAGTTGAAAATAACTGTATCTGGTTGACGGATGTGTGTGTTACTTTGAATTGTTGCGTTCAATGCTTTTAGTACTACTGCACGTTGTGCTTTACGTCCAAACTGACCACGTCCTAGTGTATCGTTTGGAGCTTCGCTAATCCAACGGTCTGGAGCATAATAACTCATCAATTCATTTTGATAACGAGTGTTGTAACCTTGTGTATTAACATAATTTACAACATATTTCTTAACGTTGAATCCTGAACGACGTAAGTTCCATAGCAACATACCTTTTGGATATAATGCTGGATCTGGAGCGTCAAAGTCAACATAATTATATGTTAATAGTTTAGCAATTGGATCTGGATCAATGTCTTCGCCAGCACCACTCCAACGTGCATCGGCAAATAAAACACCGTTACTTGTTAATTGATCTGCATCATCGACTAACGTCCATTTTTTAGTTTGATAATTGTATTTGTGTATTAACGGGAAAGCATCTAAATCTGCTAGATCTGTTTGGATCCATAGATCACCATTTCCTAATGGAGTACCATCGCTTTGTACTGTAGGCTTTGTAGCACTAACTATAGGACCCATTGGATCTGTTGTTGGGCCACCTGCTTGATTTTGTGTATAGTTCAAATAACCAACCCACTTAGATCCATCATTAATCATGATGTCAACATCACCTATATCAGTATTGTACCACAATGTGCCGTCAACTGGGGTCGATGTCGGAGCTGTTAAACTAGCTGGAGCAATGGAAGAACCATTTACAACTGCTGTCCATAAAGTTGCAATATAGTTATCTGAAAGACCGTTTGCAGAAGTATAATAGTTAGCAGTTCCTGTACCATCGTCGTTAACTGTAAATATTTTAGATAACGGGTTTCCAGTACCGTCAACAAATTTAATTTCACCACCAGCTGAGTGTGATATAGTAATTATATTTGTTGTTGTGTTTAATGAAGCACTAATATGTGGATCACTTACTGCGGCACTAAAAGCTGCCAAGAATGCTTGGGCGTCTGTTGTGGCATTTTGTGAAACTGTAAATTGTACTGTTCTAGTACTAGTTAAACTTGGATTCCCAACTTGACTTTGCTGAATTGTAAAGTCATATGTTTCACTATATGTTGTACCAGTGATTGTAACTGCTGAGGATACATTTTGACTGTTGTTTACAGTATAGCGTGTTCCTGTGGTAACTGTTCCTGTAGTACCACGATTAATATTATATTGACCAACTCCGCCTGAACCCGAAGCAATTGATGTAATATACGCACCAGTGGTTACACTTGTTCCGCTTAGTAACATACCAACTGCAATTGTTCCAGAACTCACTGCACTAACATTTAATACACTTAGTGTAAAAGTTAAACCAGTAATTGAACCAACAGTGGTTGTAATACCAGATCCGCCTCTTGTTGAAGATAGCTGGATTGATGTACTAGTTGGACTACCAATAATATAGTATGTACCAGCCGCAATACCTTGGCTTGTTGTGCCTGTTACAACTACTTGCATACCAGCTGTTAGCGTATATGTAGCAAAGTTGCTAATTGTAATATTACCAGTTAGTGAACTTGTTGCGCTAGGAGATAATGTTGCACCTTGTGTTGCGGTGAATGATGCAGTATTAACAGCAGTAATTGTTGTTCCTGTTGTTATGCCACTACCACTTAGTACCATACCGTTAGTATATGTGCCTGTTACAGCACTCGTTGGAGTGAATACTGTACCAGCACCCGTGTTTGAACCATTACCAATAATTCCTGATGCACTAGCTGTAGCACTAGCTGTGCCTGGGAATGTACTATCGGTTATAGGGCTAGATGTAATTGTTGTTGCACCTACACCACTTCTTGCATAAATTTTAAAATTAGCATATGGATCCATAAATTCGCCGTCATTATATTTTACATATAATGCACCCACTGGTAGATTTAAACCACCAGCATTTGGATCTAAAGCTGCCAATGCAGATTGTCCGTTTGCAAATAACTTAGCAGGTTGTGTTACCCAACTATCAGTTGATGCAAAATATTTTTTAATAAACCAATTTGCACCTAAATTTACACTAGTTGTCTTAACCCATACACTACCTGTTGGTGCACCTGAAACCGATGTTAAGCCATCATCAGTGGTACCGTATGCAACAAAACTATCATATGTACCATACAAAGGAACATTAAAGTGTGGACTTATTTGTAATTGCGGAGCTAGATAAGTTCCAGCAACAATACCTAATGGTCCTGCACTTCCTGCTGATAGGCCTGTTAATGTTCCTGATACAACAAGGTTTGCACCTGTTGAATAAATTTGTAAACTACCATTAATTATAGCGGCAGTAACACCAGTAATAGATGAGCTATTGATTAATCCTGCAAATGCACTTAACGTAGTAGTTGAAGCAGTAACAGTTGTACCATTAATAATTAATGTACCTGTTAATGTTGCTGGGCTTGCAGAAGCGGTAATTGTTGGCCAGCTAGCAGACCAGCTTGTTGAACCAACTTGTACCCATGTACCACCTGCCGTAGATGTTTGATATTTCTTCAACCATAGTGTGTTTAAATTGCCCGTTGCAACAACAGCATACTCGCCTTGTGAACCATAACTTGCCAAAGGTGCATCGTTGTTTACTAACGCAGAATCTGTAATTACACTTATATTATTTGTAGTACTTGCATTAACAAATGTTTGCCCAGATGTTGTAGTAGCAGGAGCACTATTCCATTGGAATACACCAAATTGTGTATCTGCTACATCAAACCATAATGTACCATCTGCTGGAGGAGCAGTAGGAGCGGCTGTTGCGCCGATTAGCTGACTTGTATCTAAATCTGCACGTACTACATAAGCACGATTGCTCACACCTAAGAAGCTATAAGCCGCTTGTAAACCATATTCGTTTAGTTCTCCTGCGTTGACAGGATTATTGTTTGCATCAGTTTGGAAGTATGGAATACCAAATGTTGCGCCTAAATCTGCTTGGCTTGTTAATAGGTATACTTTACCAGCATTTGATTTTAATGTGCCGGGTGCTGTTCCAGTGCCAGCTGAATTCATTTTGTTTTCTTGGCTAGCAACAATAATTAAAGGGACTGTGCCCGGTGCGGCAGGAGTGTAAAAACTCTCGTCGACTACTGTTACGCTTACGCCTGGTGAACTTAATTGAGCCATTGTATTATCTCCATGAGTACATGTTCTTAATGTATTTATGGCATTTTGAAAAATTAGTGCTTATATACACAAGAGAAAAGGTTCTAAAAAGGCTTAAATAAAATATGAGACCTTTATGTTCGTGCGGCAGGGCGCCTGTAGCCATTAATTACTATAAAAATAAAAAACCCCACTACAGAACTACGTGTGGGGCATGTTTGCGAGGTGTAAAATTACCTCGATGGGTTACTAGCGGATATAAACTAAAAAATAGTTGTGATAAATGCGGGTTCAAAAGCCTGCATAAAGAAGTGTTTAACGTGTTTCATGTGGACGGCGATTTAAACAACTGTCGTCCTGTGAATTTAAAAACAGTATGTTCTAACTGCGCACGTATTTTACACAAAGAAGGCATTAAATGGAAACAAGGGGATCTTGTACCAGATCTTTAACTTGAGAAAACAAATCGTCAATAGTACTGTTATTATCAAGTATTGCATCAAACTTAGTTCCAACCCATGCTGTTTCGCTAGCATGAATTCCAGTTTTATCTAACTTAGCTTTGCTGGTTGCCCAAGCAATATTATGATCTGGACCACGATTGTATGCAATAGCCGCATCGTACCAATCGGGCTCTTCTCCACGAACAACACGGATAACAATACCGCCTGCATCTTTAATCGACTTAATTTCATTAGGAAAACGGCAGTCGCTTATAACAATATCATCCTTGCTATTTCGTAGTTTGTTTTCTAGTGCGGCAATCCAAATATCGTCGTGAAATGCTTTTCGGCAAACTTCTGTGCCCCAGTATTGTAGGACCCAGCGTGGTGTAAGATTAGGCATATTCAAACGTTCTGCCCACCAAGGATCTACTTGTTCACGCCATTCACGGGCCATCTTTGTGCGGCCTTCTAGCATAGTGCGATCCCAACCAAACACTTGTGCTACTGCATCTTTGAGACTGTTAGCAAACGATTCTCGACGAAAACCGTGAAAGTTAGTAAGATAATCAGCAATAGTATCCTTGCCTGAACCAATAAAACCGCACACACCTATGATCATAGAGCCCCCTAAAGTAACTCTAGTATATAACATTTAGATTACAAGGTCAAGAATTTTTAGCTCATTTGTTTTTAAGATAATTATATTACAAGGTACAATTATGATTACAATCAAATGGATTCCAGCATACAGCTTGCACAATGTCGGTTCTTCGGAGGATATAACGTTTTTTCCTCCCGAACCTGCATTTAAGTTTTTTACTCAAAATCGTAACAATAGCGGATTTTTACGATGCCCGGCTTTTTCAAATATTTTAAAAAATACTTTTATTATTAGAAGTCCATATGATTTAACTGTGCTTTTAGACAGAAAACATAAATCTGTTAAGATAAAAGGTTACGACCAAGATTTCTTTCAAAAAAATATTCAGCTACACGATGTCTCAAGTCCAACAGATCCTATGATGGTTGCGTTACCACCTCGATATATTTTTATAACAGATAGCAAACTTCCAGTTAATGTAGTTTCAATGCCGATGATTTTGCAATCCAATAAAAATGGGCTAATTCCTGGAAGTTTTGATATAACACGATGGATAAGACCCGTAGAGTATACTATAGAAGTTTATGACGATACTGTTCCTATTGAGATTAACAGAGGAGATCCGTTGTTTATGGTAAAGTTTGAAACAGCAGATGATAGTGCTGTTGTTTTAGAAAAAGATATAATGAGTCATGAGTTAGCAGAAGTTGTAGATAGATGTATTTCTGTTAAAAATTCAGTTAAAGGACAGAATTTAAAATCTCTATATAGTATGGCTTACGAATATATAGAACTAATGAAGACTCGTATTTTCAAGAAAAAACAAAAATTCTTTAACCGGTTATAAAATAATATCCGGTTCCACCTGCTGTTAAATCCATTACTTCTTTATCAAGTTTTTCTAACTCAGCAGTTGCGGCACTTAATAATGCAGTTCCGTTAAGTGTTATTGGAGATCCGGGCCCTGCAATACTTCCAAATTTACTACGTGCTTCGCCTAACATTTGTTTACATACAGCAAGAGTATAATCCCTTAACCATTGTTTTGCATAGATATCTTGTAGTAATACCCAGTCAGGACGGAAGTTATAACTTTGCACTAGAATCTGTTCGCCTTGCGCAAAAGGACGTTGCAAAATATCTAATATATGGCTAGTAGGTTTCCATAAAAATTCAATATAACTACCAAACATACGTCCTACTAATTTTTGATAGCCAGCAAACATATCATAAGTTGCTAAACCGCCCATCATACTGCCTGACATCATGTAAGTGTTAGTGTAGGCTAAGTTAAACGGCTCAAATAGCGTGCCACCCGCACCCATGCCGGTTCTGCTTCCAATAGCTCTTCGAAATACTTGGCGTACTGTGATAACTTCATCTGGTAATCTGTATTCATTTTGATCCTGAATTAATTCTAGGAACAAATAGCTTTCTTCTACAGCATTTGCACTACGTTGTCTATAACGATTTAATGCACGATCTAAGGCAGTTTCGTAATGTATTGGGTCTAGTTCTACTTCAACCATGCCGTCACCTAGCATAGCTTTAACATACTGAAATACTGCGTTACGTTCTATCGTTGAATTAGACTGGGTTGTTGACGGTGAATCTACCATATATTTGTTCTCCTAGTATATTTAGCTAGCGATAAATATCATATGCCACGTTTATCCTTATACAAACCAGAAAAGGGCAACGACTATAAATTTATAGATCGTCAAGCCAGCGAAATGTTCCAAGCAGGAGGTACAGATATATATCTGCACAAATACTTGGGTGCCAATACTTTGGCAGAAAACGCTACTGCGGATCAACCGCATTATGCAACTACATCTGTAACAAATATTCAAGATTTACTATTTTTAGAAAATCGTGATAGAAAATACGATACTGAAATCTACAGAATCCGCGGTTTGTATAATGTACAAAATATTGATTTTAATCTAAGTCAGTTTGGCCTGTTTATTGATAACGATACATTGTACATGACTGTACATATTAATGATTTTATAAAATATATTGGTCGCAAACCTATTAGTGGAGATGTATTAGAACTCCCACATCTCCGAGATGATTTTGCTATTAACGACAAAGATTTTAGTCTACCTCGCTACTATGTAATAGAAGATGTGGGCCGTGCTAGTGAAGGGTTTAGTGTTACGTGGTTCCCACATTTGTACAGATTAAAACTTAAGAAAGTAACTAACAGTCAACAATTTGCACAAATATTTAACCAACCCGCAACTGATGCAAATGGTGATCCAGTGACCGATGGAACAACTTTACAAGATTTACTCAGTACTTATAACCGAGAACTGGCAATTAATGATCAAGTAGTAGCCCAAGCCGAAGAAGACGCTCCTAAGAGTGGATATGAAACTAGACAATTTTATACTCTGGCAGTCGACCCGCTTACAGGAAATACTGTACTAACTACTGCTGATGAAACAGATATTTTAGCAAGCTCGGTGAGTAGTAATATTTCAGCTAGTGCTGTTAACGGAGTACCGCAACGATCGGGGTATACCGGTTATTTGTTAGGTGACGGTTATCCAGACAATGGATATGAATTTGGATTTGGTATTCAATTTCCTGCAAACCCTGCCGCTGACGATTTTTTCTTGCGTGTAGATATGTTACCAAACAGATTGTTTAAGTACGATGGAAAACAAAGTGCATGGTTAGCATATGAAGATTCTGTTCGTATGACTATGACAAATACCGACACACGTAGCACGTTAAAAACAAGTTTCATTAATAATACAACATGGTTATATAATGATGCTGTACTTAACGGTGGTGGTTTTTCTCATAACTTGGCGCCTGTTTCAGGGTATCCCGGAGGTCATATATACAGAGGTGATAATGTAGTCTATACGTCAATTGACTATATGACCGCTCCATTTGTAGTATTAAAATTAGATACTATGGAACTTGGGTTTGATTTAGCATCGCATCCAGACTTATTTGCTAATTATCTTGGAAAATTAAAAATTAATCTCCCAGTTATTAATAATGAACAGCAAATAATTCCGTTTGACGGGGTCTGGAGCATTACACTTTATAACAACAGAGAATCTAAACGACAATCAATATCCAAAGTTCTTAAACCTAAGGCGGATTTCTAATGCAATTCTTTTATGACGGTCAAGTAAGACGTTACGTTACACAAGTTGTACGTGTATTCAGTAACTTTGTAGTTAAGTATGGCGATGGATCTTTACATAGAATACCTGTTATGTATGGAGATCCCGACCGACAAGTGGCTAGCATTATTAGACAGAACAGTGAAAATGTAGTCAATAGTGTTCCTAGAATTGCAGTTTATGTTAGTGCATTAAGTTTAGACAGAAGTCGGTTAAGCGATGCAACTTTTGTAGATAAAGTTCAAATACGAGAGCGTGAAATAAATTCTCAGACAAATACATATACACAGGGACAAGGTAAAAATTATACAGTAGAAAGATTGATGCCAACTCCATTCGATCTTAAATTAAAAGTTGATATATGGAGTGCAAATACTGAACAAAAATTACAAATTCTTGAACAAATACTTGTATTGTTTAATCCAAGTTTAGAATTACAAACAACCGATAATTATATCGATTGGACTAGCTTAACTGTATTAGAATTAGACGACATACAATGGTCTAGTAGGCAAGTTCCTGTGGGCAACGACACACCTAACGAGATTGCAACACTAACAGTACATACACCAATTTGGATTAATCCTCCAGTAAAAGTTAAACATCTTGGCGTTATTACTAAAATTATTACAAGTATGCATAACAATGTTAATATTGCAAGCACTTATATAGACGGGTTAGGGCAAGATCCTTTAGCAGGACAAACATCATTTAGTGACTTGCTTAATCAAGAAGTTACAACTATATCAAATTATAAAATTGAAGTATACGCCAACACAGTAA